CCTATAAGTTCGTAATGATTCATCCCACATCAATATTGACTCTCTACATTTTCTAGTATCTGAATGTTGAGCAAGCTTTATCCTTGATTTTGAAACAAACTTTAATGCTGCTGAGCTTTTCATTATAGCCATAGAGCCAGTATACTCAACAACATCAGGTATCTCATTAACTATCCGTGATACATCCTTAGGCCTAAAATTCTGGCAATTCTTTAGTCTATCAGTAATTAGTTTAATGACTGAATTGGTTAGCGGAGAAGTACTTTTCCTACCTGTTATCTCTGATTCTTCGACAAGTCTACTCAAAACTCCCATACCAGAAGTATCAGGTAGTATAGTCTGGAGGACAGAGCCTGATATTAACCCTCTTAGACAGTTCGCAGGTGTTTTCAGGTTTTGCATTATAGTATCATAAATAGCACATGCTGATTCAGGATTGTAGTCATACATAAGTTCTAAATCTGCAGCAAATTCAGATAGAGGTTCAATACTGTTCAACATTCCTGTCTCTGTTAAAGAAGGAACCCTAAATCCACCTGCAGCATAAGGTATAATAGTTAATGTGGCTAGAAGTGAGGAAGAACACCTCGTATTAAGTCTCCTTATTGTTCTAACAGCAAGGAAAGTTGATAGTATTGAAGCTATTATATGTGGGCCTCCACTCTTGACCATTGAAGCACACTGTGAGTTGAAGAGCTGGACCTTATCACTAACTGTTTCAACACCAGGTGTGGTCTTCCTTTTACCTATAGACAGAAGCTCTTTAACCCAACCAGGTATTATTTTACCCTTTTCACCAAAGACACCTAGGTATTCCATAAGTGTATAAGAGGCTGCAGTTTTATCCAACTTAAATATGAAACCATGATCTTTGAAGACTTCTTGGATAACCATGATCTTCCTCTTTGTAGCTTCTCTATCCCCAGAAACATACAATCTGAGGAGGCCATCATCACTATAAACTGCAAGAACACCTTCCAATCCTGTTGACTCTAATGCTATATCCATTACTACTCTCATTGAAAGCGTCCATATAAAATTAAGAAACCCTTCGAAGCCTCCTTTGACTCCTGATTTGAATCCAAGGAAATTTCTTGTTGAATTATAAACAACAGAAGATCTGAATACAATATCTATCCTTCTCATCCAGTCCTCACCTGATAACTCACTCATAATATTTCCAAGTGTTCTAAGGAGTTCATTAGGGTACTTTTTGGAGAATTCACTCATATCGAAACTAATATAAAGGGTGCTTAGATCACCTTCCTCATCACTGACAAAACCAGTATAAGCTGACAACATTCCCTCAATTTCCTTCCTTCTTGCCCTATATGATTTAACGATTGATATACCACTAGCCTTACTTATGACTTTTTTGGTGAACCTTTCGCAGACCTGTGTCATAATCTTGAGAGACTGTTCTGCCATGTAAAATAACCTTGTTACCTCTTTATGAACTTCCCCTAATTTAGGTTCTGTTCCAACTGTATAGGAATGTTCAGGAGACGACAGCACAAAGTCTTCAAGATCTTTATATGGTATCTCATCTATAGGTATTCCAACATATTGTTTCTCAAATTTCTCATGTAGTTGAATTGTCTTGTTAAATCTCTTACGAGCATGTTTGAAATCAAGCTTAGAGGTGCCGCTTATAGTTTCTACTACATCGTTTACACTCTTAAG